ATGGTAGATAACTGTCAATACGTCCGTGACGTTACTTGTGAGCTGCGATGGCATGAAGTACAGGCTATCCTTAGCTATGACTATCTACGGGCTACGACCAATGAGGATTGGGCGGATTACTACATGAGTGCTTTTTACCGCCTTCATTTTCAGACTTATTTCTGGATCGATGATGAAGGGAATGCGACTATCAAGATATTTTCCGATAGCAACCTGGGAGAGATGGTGGGCGATGGAGTGAGTGGTGTTGCCGACCTCCTCTTCTGGCTGTTTGCTATACGTAGGCTTGATCCTGAGGAACTGTGATGCGATAGGAGGTACGGTATGCCACAGTTGTACAACAATGCAGTCATAACAGATGCAGGACTGTCCCTGCTGGATAAAGTCCAGGCGGGGACAGCCTTGATCCAGTTCACCCGGATGGCGACGGGAAACGGGACGTATACCGTGAACGAAAAGACATCCTCTGCACTGAAAAGATGCACCGGGTTAAAAGTCCAGAGGAACAGCTATCCCCCATCATCGGTCAGTACCGTACCCGATGGCGGTGTAAAGCTGACCACCTTGATCACAAACCAGGATCCAGCAACAGGGGCAACGCTGGTGAGCGAGGGCTACTATATCAACGAGATCGGCCTGTTTGCCAAGGAAAAAGACGGGGACAGCAGTACGGAGGTATTGTACAGCATCACCGTAGCCAGGGGCGATAACGGGGACTATATGCCGCCGTATGGAGGAGATGCGCCCGTCCAGATCGTCCAGGAGTACCACGCCAAGGTGAACAATACCACAAATGTGACCATCAACAGCGCAGGGGCTGTCATGCTAGCAGAGGATGCCCAAAGGGAGTTTGAAGACCTCAAGAGGATGATAGGTGAGGGCGGGGCGATAGAGGATAAGACACTGACCTTCGAGGAGGCCGAGACCAGGGAGAACATAGCCAGCGGCGATAGGATGGATACTATCCTGGGGAAGATAAGAAAGTTTTTCGTGGACCTAAAGAGGGTAGCGTTTACAGCCAGCTACAATGACCTAGTGGATACGCCGGATATACCGACGGTACCGGATTCACTCCCGGCGAGCAATGTCACCTCCACTTACTCATCGACTGGCACAGAACCAGTGAACGGGAAAGCGGTAGGTGAAGCATTAAAGAGTTTGGATGTCGCGGCAAAAGGCGGCGAAGGAAAATACATACAGTCCATATCGGAAACAGACGGGAAGATAGCAGCCGTAGAGGCGATCATGCCGACGATACCGAGATCTAGTGTGGTAAATGCAACGATCCTGGTAGATGGATGGTCTGGCACAGAAGCCCCTTTTAGCCATACAGTTACAGTGAGTGGTGTTACAGCGACAAGTGTCGTACAGGTAGATGTACAGAGTGGTGTGACTGCAGAACAATTAGACGCATTCATAAACGCTAAGATAGTGGACGGGGGGCAGGGTACAGACAGTGTGACATTAAAGGCTTTTGGGGAAAGACCTGCTGTAAATATCCCGGTCAAATTTGTAGTTACGGAGGGTTGAGTGTATGCCAGTGTTTATAAATAGGCACAAAGGGTCGGGAGGGGTAGTGTTAAAGCCTGGAGATGAGCTGTATAGTTTTGTGATAGATGATAACATAGAGGATCCGGCAGAAAGGGTAACGTATGAAGATATGTGTGCAGGATGGGAGCCTGTAAAAACTACGCTTTGTACGGATTATAGTAATAATGATTTTAGTATCGATCTTGGAAATTGGAAAGACGCGTGGTTTATGGATATAAAGCCGTGTATGCTAAGATGGAGTGGATCGGTTGATTATTATCTGGATCCAAATGATTATGAAATAGATATAAATGGAAATGATAAAGCGAGTGAGATCAAGGATAAAACTTATGAAGGAAATGTAATGGTTGAATTTCCAAAGGTATATTGGAGGATGGAAGATTTAGGAAATGGCAGAGGAAAGGTGAGTATATGTAATAGGAAGATCGCTAAAGGGTTTGAATGTTGGTCGCATATAGATGCGGATAATAAAGAGATACCATACTGTTATATATCTCCGTATGTTTGTTCTGGTTATAATAGTAGTGCGATCGGTGGGAATGTTTATAAAAGTGTATCAGGTGTAAAACCTTCGGTATCTGATTTCGGAGTGTTTAATGCTTTTCGTGTTGGTGCAAATAGAAATAATGTAGATATAAAAAAACAATGGTCTTTATTTACTTATGCAGAACTTCAATTATTGCGCATATTAACGATGATGATATGCAAGACAACGGATGTTCAAGATGTTTTTGGCGTAGGTAATCATGATATATCGGGTGGCGGTCAGAATACTACGGGGATTTGCGATAAATATGGTTTGTTTTTTGGCACGAATATAAATTCTTCTAGGTATAGAGAAACTGTTAAGGTATTTGGGATAGAGGATCTGTGGGCTAATCTGAGCTGGATCGTTGACGGATTTGTATTGGATAGGGATGCCTCAAATAATATCCAGTTAAGAGTCAAAATGACAAGAGGTACTTATGATGGTTCCTCTGTTGATGATTATAACGATAATGGTGAAGGGTATATCGTACTTCCAGATACTATTACTTATGAACCAAAAAGCAATATTTTTGATACTAGTGCAATAGGCGGATTGATAAAAAATATGTCATTTACAAAGTATGGATTTATTCCAAAAGATATTAGTATTGGCGGAGCAACAAGTGCTGAGTATATGAAATATTATGCAGATAGGTTTGATATTTTGAAACGTGATCGCTCGAGCGATCCATATCATGATCATGGTCTGATGGCATCTGGTGCCTATTCTAGCGGTTCGAGTTACAGTAGGTTGGCGGGCGTATTTAAAGAATCATATAGTACGGTATATAAAGGAAGTTATAAAAATGTTAGATTGTCTTGTAAGCCGTATGCAGCGTAATGGATGATGAACGGATCTGTACTGGAAAAAACGATCAGATCGTATACAGGGAGGTGAGCAGGATGGATAACATCATCACACGGGAAGAGCACGAGGAGTTCATGAAACGGATGGAGGCGGAGGACAACCGTCAGAACCGCCGGATAGAGATATTGGAAAAGACTACGGAACAGATTCAGACATTGACCACATCCGTTGAAAAACTGGCCATGAACATGGAGAGCATGGTCAGGCAGATGGGGCAGCAGGGTGAACGCCTGGAGGCCCTGGAGAGCCGGGATGGGGAGATGTGGCGCAAGGCTATGGCATACCTGGCTACGGCGGTCATCGGGGCAGTCGTTGGGTACATATCTAAACAGATAGGGATGTAAGGGAGGAAAAAGACATGAGGGATTGGAAAAAGTGGACAAAGGCAGCAGGAGTGAGAGCAGTGAAGACAGTGGCAGAGGCAGCAGTAGGCGGGATCGGGACTGCCGTGGTCATGGGACAGGTGGACTGGCCATACGTGGCTTCAGCATCGGTGCTGGCTGGGATCTTGTCCCTGCTATTATCAATAAAAGGATTACCGGAGATCGACAGGCAGTATTAAAAATCGATCAACGAGATGATATGGATAGTCCTATAAATTGATTATCGATACAACGAGGAGGAGACATCTATGAGTAATAGTCCATTAGTAAGCTATACGATGATCAGCCCGAATAAAAATACATTGAGGAACCATACGATAGACACGATAACGATCCACTGTGTCGTCGGTCAGCTCTCCGTGGAAGGTATCTGTGGCTGTTTTAGGAATACTGCGATAGGGGCAAGCTGTAACTATGCGATCGGTGCAGATGGCCGGATCGGGCTGTGCGTGGAGGAAAAAGACCGTTCCTGGTGTTCTTCCAGCCCAGCCAATGATAACCGTGCCGTCACGATCGAATGCGCCAGCGATACCACACATCCGTATGCTATCAACGACAAAGTCTACAGGTCATTGATAAACCTATGTGCGGATATCTGCCAGAGGAATGGTATCAAAGCATTAAAATGGAAAGCGGACAAGTCCCTGATCGGGCAGGTGGACAAGCAGAATATGACAGTACACCGCTGGTTCGCCAACAAAGCCTGCCCAGGGGACTACATCTACAACCGTCTGGGCCAGATCGCTTCTGAGGTGAACACCATGCTCCGGGGCGGCAGCAGTACCGCAGGATACACAGCAATCACTGGGGTGGCTAGAGCGACCGTGGAGCAGATGCGGGCATACATAAAGAAAAAGAACCCCAAAGTCGCACAATCTGTCTTCAAGATGATACCGCTGTATCTTTCAGAAGGGGCAGCAGAGGGCATCCGTGGGGATGTGGCGTTTGCCCAGTCCTGCCTAGAAACGGGAAACTTCACTTTCAGTGATTCAGCAGTCACCCTGGATCAGAATAATTTCTGCGGTATGGGGGTCACCGCCAACGGCATGAAGGGCAACTCCTTCAAAGACCCGAAGACCGGTATCCGGGCGCAGATACAGCACCTGAAGGCTTATGCCAGCACACAACCACTCAGCCAGAAATGTGTGGACCCAAGGTATCCATATGTGCAAAAAGGCTGCGCGCCATACGTGGAATGGCTGGGCATCCAGGAGAACCCGCAAGGCAGAGGCTGGGCAGCAGGGGCCGGATATGGCGATAAGATACTGGATATCCTCCAGGGTATCAAAGGGATGCAGAAAGGGGATGATACATATATGTTTGAATTGAAAACAGTCAAAAAGGGCGAAAATGGCAACCATGTATTATTGATCCAGGAGATCCTAAAGAGCCGGGGATACAAAGGCAAGGATGGCCAGGAGCTGAAACTGGACAAGGACTGCGGGACGAATACGGTCTATGCCATCAAGCAGTACCAGAAAGCCCGTGAGAAGGTAACGCCGGGTATCTGCGGCGGTGTGGATGGTGTTGCTGGGGAGAAGACGTTGAGGGATATGATCGCGTTGTAAGAGAGATGGCCTGGCCTGTTATTGGTCAGGCCAAAGATAATTTATTACGAACTACCCTGCACAATGAGATTGTACAAACGTATCTTTTTTCGTATGTTTATGACTTAACATTTAAATCATATAATAAAAAAATGAGTTTATATTTTATTTTTGTAAAAAATTGTAAAATGGTGTATTCTATGTAGTAACTTCTGAACTAATAAATATAGTTGACAATGACACTTATCACGCAACTATAAATTAATTACGATTGTACAAATATTTATTTTTTATTTCAGTTGCGATATACTCTTTTTCTGGGTAAATAAATGATTCATTTATACCGATAAAATCTAATTCTTTTAAAATCCTTTTTTTACTTTTCGCAGGTATAATAATACTACAGGAAGAATTGCCTAAATCATCTTCTCTTATTCTTTCCAGCTGTGGTGCCAATGCAAAACGTCCCTCAAGAACTTTATTTAGCTCACCATTCTCAGCGTGCTTATAGCAATCATATAATAATTTCCATGAAGATTTAGTCAATACAAATGATAACGTTTTTTTCTCGGGATATTCTTTTTTAAAATAATCATCTGGCTCCCAAATAGACTCTCCATATATTTTCATCAAGTTTTCATGCTTTTCTATGGATGATCGTATAGACTCATCCATAGAAAAAACAAGATTATACTCGTAGTAAATTGATTGTCCATAACAATCTTTTAATAAATTACTTAAAACAAGAAATATTGAACGTTGTCTTTTTTGTCTTTCATTCCAATAAGGAGGCTTAATCAGAACATAAGGAGGATCTATTATTTCCTTAATAAACGAAAATGGTGATAAATCATATTTTTGTGTATAGCGATCGATTGCACCGCCTTGATCAGTATTGCATGCAATATCACACAACAAATAAGCGTATTCATTTGCATCATTAGACATACAATCATATAAACATAGAACTCTCCCATCTTTTGCCATCATTTCCTTACAAGCGAAGTAAAGTGCGATTAATGGATTCTCCGTAAAATCTAATAATCTAGTCGGTAAACCATAGTGTTGCATATTGGCTAACAACTCAAAATTTGTATTTAATCCTGAAAATTCATCGGGACATCTATGTTTAAATTCATGAATTAAATCTGCTTCATTTATTTCTAGTCTTCTATCTCTAGCAACTGAAGGGATAGGGCTCCAAATCTTATTGCTCATTCCTCTATAAAATATTTGTTTTGATCTATATTTTTTTTGCAAACTCTTTTCAAAACTAGTTATAATTTCTATATATTCACAAATGTTTTTTACCCTAAACGTAGTATGAATGTACGGATTGATAAAATCATTTGTACCATATCGTTTTACCAAATTATTCATTTCACTTAATATTGCTAACATATTATCTGTATCCATCATTTTAGCGATAGCATAAAAATCATCATCTGTAAAAAGATTCTCTTTCATAGCGTAATCCTCATTTATTTTAAAATTTGATTTTCCTTGCACCGATTTACAACTTTTTAGAAAAATACAAACCTATATTCTTTATTATATTATTAAAGCGATGAGTTTGCACATATTGCATATTATACATGAAAAGCCCTGTCCTGGATAGACCGAAATCCTATTTTAATAAATATTTTTCGGATGTGACAACTGGCAACCCAAAGGGTGCGTTGCAGGCATTGTAGATTGGTTCCATAATCTTGAAAGAAAGAGCCATGGAAAAACCACGGCTCTTTTTTTGATGCAATTTTATATATTCATTTTTTTATCTTGCGGGGTGAGGGGCGCAAGATAAAAAAGTGAACTTATAGCCGCAAAAAAAGTTCAGATCCGTCCCATCTGCACTCCTGTATGACCTCTTTGGCGACCGCATTCCTCTCCACATCCGTGAAACACCCGAGTCCCTGCACCAGCCGGGCGATCGCGTCCGCACGCGCCCCGATGGACTGCTCTGCCTTTTTTCCCTTCCTAGCTTCGGCCTTGGCGATGCCTATCTCACGTTTCACCGCCGCCAGGCTCAGGTCCTCCTTCTCGATCTGTGCGATGATGTACTTGGAGGCTGTGGATCCTTCCGCGTCCGCCAGGCTCCCAGCCAGCCTGTCTATCTTTGCCTGGATCCGCGCCGCGTCCGTTTCCAGGCATCTAACGTCCCTGATTCTGCCCTGCGGCTGTCCCGCTGAGGTATATTCCGTGATCACGCTCCGGTCAGTCTCTATACGCTGGAATATCTCCAGCACTTTCCCGTCCAGGATGTCGCATTTCACGTACCGCATGTCACAGGCGTCCGGCCCCTGCTGGTTGCGCTTACGGCAGCAGTAGTGGCTCAGGATACGGGCCTTTAACTTTTTCCGGGCAACGCCCATCAGGCAGCCACACTTGCACCGCACTACGCCTTTTAAGAGCGGCACGTCGTACTTCATGGACTTGTCAAAACAGTTTCCCCGGAAACGCTCCTGTACGGCCAGCCACTTATCGGCGGGGATGAAAGGCTGGTGGCGGCCGACGCACACGATCCACTTATCAGGGGGCTGCAGGGCGTGTTTCTTATCCGCCCCCCGTTCCGTGGACCGCCCGTAGACCATCACGCCATGCGTGCCGTCCCACGCCTCGCGCGGCGACCCGGGGTCCATCTGGCATCCTTTCCCGGAAAAATAATCGTACATCTCCGGGGTGGCTTCCGCGCCGTATGGAGTGGTCAGGATCTTGTGGATCCGCGAGGCGGCGAAGAAGGCCCCATTGGATGTACGGATCCCCTGTTTCCTGAACTCCGTCTGCAATCTGCCGATGGTGCAGCCGCTCTCTAAGAACGTGTCGAACAGCCACGCACAGTGCTCCGCCTCGTCTGGGTCTATGGCAAGGGTGACGTGCTTCTTCCCTTCCGCTTCTATGCGCTCCAGCCTGTACCCCTGCGGCGGCTTTCCGCCGGTCCAGAAGCCCTTCCGGGCCAGCCCCTCCAGGTTGTCCGTGACACGGGCGGCGATCGTCTCCCGCTCCATCTGGGCAAAGACCATCGTCACATACATCATGGCCTTGCCGATGGGCGTGGCCGTGTCGATGTTCTCTTTGATGCTGATGAACATGACGCCCTTTTCTTCCAGCGACGCGTATATATTAGCGAAGTCCTTCACATTCCTTGACAGGCGGTCCAGCTGGTAGACGATGAGGGCGTCCACCAGGCCGTCCCCTACGTCCTCCAGCAGCCGTTTGAGGCCGGGGCGGTCAGTGTTGGCCCCGGTGTACCCCTCGTCAGAATACACTTCGAAAGCCTCTATATCCTTGAAACGGAACTCTGCATACTCCCGGCACATCCGCTCCTGGTTGTTGACTGAATCAGACTTGTCCGAGTAGACTGATTTTCTTCCGTATGTTGCAAACCTCATATGTATCATCCTCCTTAAAAAAGTGTATAAAAATAACACCTGATCAAACGTTCTGGCTTGACCGGGTGCCCCGCAGGATGATATATTTGTTTTGTTGTAAAGGTATCACTCTGCGGAGTTATATCTAAAAACCGTTCGGTGCTGGTAACACCGGGCGGTTTTTTGGTTTTAAAACAAAGCATTGGAGTACACTTCAATTAATGGGTCCACTAAAAACCACAATGTTTTTATGGAATTAAGTAGGTTGTTATGTGGACAGAAATATTTCTTTATATGTTTTTTGCATAAAAATATCTTTCTCTACGGTAATGACTTTTTTGTATAATACATTTTCATAAATTTCTAATCCAAATAGGACCGTAGGTTTTGATTTGGAAAGATGTTTTAATTTGTTTTTTAAGGAATTAAAGCTAACGCTTTCCTGTTCTTTTTCAATGAGAGCATCGTCATTATATACTATGATTAGATATACTCTTTCCTTCAATTCTTCCAAAGATAATGTCGAAAAAAAGGCAAAAGCTAAATTTGATATACTGTCAAATGCCTTTCGAAAAAGCTCTTTTTTGGGCATGTTACTTTTTCTTGTGTTTTTAAATTCGATTAAATAAATGTGGTCATCATCTTTGATATACAATGCATCACAGGAAGTTAAGGGCTTTTTTACACGATATATATCAGCAATTTCTTTTGTTATCTCATCAAAATCAAAAACCTCCTGATCGCTTTCGATAACGCAGTTCCCGTTATCATCTTTAGATTTTTCGCCTAATGTACTGTGTATTTTTTCTTCATCAAGTTCTTTAATCATATCAGTCCTTTTTACAAATATTCTAAGGGATCATAAAGCGTACTATAAATTTTATCTGTTTTCATTGTTACATCTTCTGCTTGGAATGAATTTTCGCGTACCTTCTTCATCATGTAATATCGGCCGTCCGTTTTTATTTCATGGTCGGCCATTTTCACTTCAAGTGCTCTGATAAAATATGGACTATGGGAACTCACAATGGAACGGATCCCCATACGTTTATACATAAGTACTAGTAGCTCGGCAAATTTTATATGCCATTCTGGATGCAAGTTTGTTTCAGGCTCATCTATTAACAAGAGACTATTGTTTTTAAGTTCACCGTTTTCTATGAGAGTTTGAATGATTAAAAAATTTTTTATGCCAGAAGCCACATTTCCAATTTTAATAAATTTATCTGAACCACTATCTTTGAAAGCGATTTCTCCGGTTGGTGATTGCATCAATTTTCCTTGTATGACGTCTTTTAATATTTCCCTGATAAGTTTTGTGTTATCTTCGGATTCCCAATATTCCTCCAGAGAAGGGTCTTCACTATTAGACCTTAATGCTCGTCTTATAGTCCCTTCAGGGGAATATCGACTTGCGGTGAAACGGGACGATGTAATTATATCTAATGTATTGTAAGCAGGTATATAGTATACATCAGGTTCAGAATTTCTTGAATACTCTATATCTGTTATTTTGTTATCTAAAATGGACATAAAGTAGTGTTCGCTTCTGGATTCTGCCTTAATGGATGCTTGACTTTCTCCATAAAGATTATTTAATTGCTCTTTAAATACATTTCGTATATACATTTCCCCAATATATCGTAGATCGATATTTCTGTCTCTGGTGCAGATGGAATTTATTTTTTCATATAATGGTTTGATAAAATCGTCTTGATAAATAGCACATTTTTCTAAATCATTCGAAAAAAAATGCTCATACATAACAAGACTTTGGAAAAATATTTTTTTGAATAGTTCATAGTTATCCTTACCCATTGCATTGAATTCTTCTATATGTTGGCCTATTCCATGAGCAAAATCAAAAAGTAACTCTCGAGGAATGTTTTCGCAACCATTCTGATCAAAATAATTTTCTGATTTCAACAAATATGAATAAATACTCTCTTTACGCGTGGAAACTATCTTATTTGTTGAGTTACGGAATGTATTTAGTACAACATAAATAGATTTTAATACCGTGCTTTTTCCCATATTATTATAGCCGGCTATTACGGTTACCCCGCCAACATCTAATTCAGCTTTTAATATTTTTGCAACATTTTTAATTAAAATTTGCATCTTTATCCTTTCTGTACATATATTTATAGTGTTTGACATTGTCATTATACTCCATTTCTATTACTAATATAGATATTCTTTATTAAAAATAAAGAACGGCAATATAATGATATGTAACAATTTTATTGATTAGAACTTAAAAAAACATTTCGGGAAATTTTATCCTTCAACCTTCCCGATCAGACGCACAGCTTCTGTCCCTGGGATATCATCATAGTTATTCGGGATGCTTTTCTATATCTCTATATGCGTGTTTTGCAAATTTGTACAATTTACTTATATCTTTGCGTGTGCTCTTTGCAGATTTAGCTACACCTTTTATAAATTTAGCGTTGCTTTGCCTCATTTTTATGACCGCCTTCAACCATTCTCCTTTTCGACTGAGAGCCTGTCCCTCTTGCCATATGTGATATTCTCCTTTTTTTTTTTAAAATTTTACTATACATACAGAGGTATTGGGCCTCCTCCACTTTCCCAAAGATAAGTTGTTAGCGTATTTCTGCGCATATCTCTAAATAGCATTGTCTTTCATAGTCTGCTTTCATCTTTGGCCAGCTGGTCAACGTACACTGATAATCATAGCCTTCTTCCTGGCACATATAATACATGTCAATCCGTTCTCTTTGGTTTTCCCAAATCTCTATATCTTTTTCCGTAGCACTAAACCAAGATTTTTTCTTCATTGTGTTCAAGCGTTTTGTAGCGGCTTCATAAGACACACCAAATATCTCAGTGAGCGCGTGTGCATCCACAGCACCATAATTTTCAGCCATCATGCGCAGGGTGTATTCGGGCATGAACAGCTGCGACGCGAAAAAATGCGCTTCTATCTCTTCGATAGATTCGTCTTTCTCATGTCCAAGATAGATATGGCCGACCTCATGTGCAAGCGTCCAATTCCGATGTGCAAAATGTAAAATATCGGCATTATATAATACTACATAGTATCTGGTATCTCGGTCATATATCGTACATCCATCTTTTAAAATATCATTATATGGTGATATGAAATTACTAATAGGTATCCGCGTAAGCTGGCAATAAGATTGGATGGTGTCAAATACTATATCCTTGTCATATTTTAATTCTTGTATGTTAAGGATCCTACCGGACACATCTTGTTCATAAAGTAACTCCGTTGCTTTGGCTGTACATCTACTGAAATCAGGTTTCTCCAAACGATATCACTCCTTTTTAATGCCCTTGGCTCCGAGATATATATCTATGGTCGCTTCAAACTGGTTGATGAGGGCTTCTTTTTCCTCTTCTGATGCGTCCCCGACTTTACGGCACAACATAAGGAGTCTGCGTTCTGAATCATTGCGGGCGATGTTGGCATGAAGGTCCGCACCCATCGCTTCCCATTCAGCAGCTTGTTTGTCCGCTTCCCACTTAGCTACATCGCCATTATAGCGCGGCGGGATGATATCGTCATATAAATCGTAATCGTAAAGCAGCTGAAGGTAAGACGTGCCCAAAGCGTCTGCGATATCGTTAAAAATGTCTTCACGGATAGGCAGGTCTAAAGTTTCGTAATCATCTAATTCAGTTATGGATATGTTAGCGGCTTTAGCTATTTCTTCTTGAGTAACTCCTTTACTCATACGTTCTTCCCGAATAAGGCGTCCCATGTCTTCAACAAAGCTGTTTCCTGTTAGATATTCAACAGAGACATCCAAAAAATTTGCTATTTTAATCAGTTTTTCAGTGTTTGGCTTACTTTTACCTTTTTTCCATTCGGAGAAAACAGGAGATTTGATTCCTGTTGCCCTAGTAACATCGGCGGCTTTTAATCCTTTTTTTGCTAGTAGTTTCGCAAATATTTCATACATGATTTCTACTCCTCACGTATATTTCTAGGAAATCCTATAAAAAGGGGGTTGACAAACTAGAGTATCCTAGATATAATGAGGACACGATATAGGAAATCCTAGAAAAAATATTTTTTTTGTGATGATTCATATTATATAGGATTTTCTAACTAAAATCAATAGAAAAATTAGAAAAGGAGGAAAATTGTGTTTTCGTACAAAAAATTCGCTGCATTATTAGATAAAACAAATAAAACGGCGTATCAAGTTTCTAAGGATACTGGAATCTATTCGGCGCTATTCTCAGAATGGAAAAAAGGTAAAAGCTGCCCAAAGGTGGACAAAGTGAAGATTCTTGCAGACTATTTTACCGTACCTATTGATTATTTCTTAGAATAGGAGGTGAGGTGTGTTTTCGTACAAAAAATTCGCTGAATTATTAAGCAAAACAAACAAAACAACATGCCGGGTGGCAACAGACACAGGGATTACGCGATCCACGTTTTCAGACTGGAAAAGCGGTAGAAGCCGTCCAAAAGTGGGTAAAGTAAAAATCCTTGCGGATTATTTTGGAGTGTCGCTTGAATATTTCTTGGATTAGAGGAGGTTGCATGAACGAAATCAAGATATTTGAGAAAGAAGAGTTTGGAAAGATAAGGACAGTCAAGATTGACAGGAAAGTATATTTTGTGGCTTCCGATGTGGCGAAAGCTCTGGGATATGCAAACGTTAGAGATGCTATTTTAAGGCATTGCCGGTGGGTCGTGAAACACGACGTACCTCATCCGCAGAGCAGATCCAAAACTTTAGAGGTCAATGTGATACCGCAGGGCGATGTTGTGCGGCTCGCGTCGCACAGTGAATTGCCGGGAGCGGAGAAGTTCGAGAGCTGGATATATGATGAAGTTATTCCATCTGTACTCGATCACGGCGCGTATATGACAGAGGACACATTGGAAAAGGCATTGGCCTCACCTGATTTCCTTATCCAGCTTGCTACAAAGCTGAAAGAGGAAAAGGCACGGAACAAAACACTGCAAAAAGACAATGACCGCATGAAGCCGAAGGAGATCTTTGCGGATGCCGTCTCAGCGAGCCATACATCCATACTGATCGGCGACCTGGCAAAGCTCTTAAAACAGAACGGCTACGAGACAGGACAGAAGAGGCTGTTTGCATGGTTACGGGATAACGATTACCTTATCAAGGGCGGTTCCAGTAAGAACATGCCGACGCAGAGATCCATGGATATGGGGCTGTTCGATGTGAAGGAGACGACCATAACAAACCCCGATGGGAGCGTGAGGGTCACGAAGACCACCAAGGTCACCGGGAAAGGGCAGCAGTATTTCATAAATCGGTTTTTAAAAGAAGCATAAAAAAAAACAGCCCCTGGCAGTGCGCCAACACTGAGCCAAGGGTAAGTATAGCCGGAAAGCTACATAAAAAAATGAACACTTATAGTGTAGCACTTTTCCCGGCGGAAAGGAAGAGGGAAAATGTCAAAAGCTGAATTTTTCCAGGAGATAATGCCGGATCTAAAAGGACTGGCGGCTGAATGCCTGGTCATGGATGCGCAGGATTACGCTGAGTTTAAGTGCGAGATCATGGGAGTATGTGATGTACGGGCAAGACCGTTTTTGGGTGCGGTGTTGTCTGCGGTAGATGGAGTGATAAAAAAGAGAGCGGGGGGGGGGACAGCATGATGGACTTGATGAGTGATGTAAAAGTAGCGGCTAAAGTGTTTGCAGATATGAGGGGAGCCAGGGCGGAAGGTAAAACGGTCAGGCCGAAGATGGTCATGCAGATACCGATGATCAAGAGCGGGCCGGCTTTCTATGATACACCAGAAGGGTGTATGCTCACGCACATGGATAAAGCTGTACACGATGCTGTCTGGGAGGTGTTCAAGGAGCTTTCATATGAGGATAAGCGGGTGCTGTGCTTTTCACCGGAGCCAGGAAGGTACCTGCTAAGGGTACAGCTCTGGAGGAGTGCGCTCGGACCCGTGTTATCACCCGGGTTGTATCACAAAGCCATGGGCGCGATATTGCACCAGTATATCAGCATAAAAGTGCATCGGGCTGCAAGGGATAAAACAAGGGTGAGGATAGGGGAAGGTGGAAAGAGATGTTAAGACCGGAGGATATAAAAGTAGTGGTTGAATACACAGAGGGGATCGAGCGGCGGTATACAGAAGCTTGCCTCAAACGGTTGGACAAGATGCTGAAAGATGGGGCGGACCTGGATGAGCTGCTGGCGCGTACACAGGAAACGAGAGAAAAAGTAGGATAAGGGAGGGCAGACAATGCACAAAGAGTTAGAAAGAGCCATCGGGGAACTGCGGGTGAACCACACGGATAAAGAGATCGCCGGAGCATTATCCGAATATTTCCAGATCGTCAAGAACGTATCGTATGACTACACGGATAACACCACAGTGAAAGATATCCGGGAGAACCATCCGGAGCTGGGCTTCATGGATGATGAAGAGATCGAGGAAATCCTGGAGCAGGCCAAGGTGATGCGGCATAAACGTGGAGCTGCTGAAGAAGAGTATCTGACAGAGGGAGATATGGAGGAATTGCTCGGGCGCAACCCGGATTGGCTCGATTTGGGAACGCACGATCAGGGATTTTGGATAAGGAAGATGGCAGAAAGTACACCTATAGAGGCTCTGGCTAGCATGGTCTGGGTATGCACCGGATCTGCGCGGATAACGATCGATGTGATCAAACAGACGATGCGGGAGTATCTGAAAGAAAAACAGGCGGGGATACGGGACAGACGGGAAGAGATATTCCAGAAGATCCTGGAAGAGACGGAGCGGCGCAACCGGATAGAGGAGGAGGTCCTCAAGCTGATCGCAGAAAACAAACATGGAGAAGCCGCAGGACTTTTAGCAGATCTGGATGACCGGATCATAAAGGATCTGTATCAGGAATACTGGAATCTGAGGGAAGAGGACAGATGAGGCTATTTTACAGGAATGGTGTATATTATACCCGCTATCTGAATGCAGTGTTCCAGATACCATCCATCTATGACTGGGATATACAGGACGGGCCGATGGGACTGGGATGGAGGCATTTCATATGCACGGACCCGGACAGGCCGTGGGGTGTGATAACTATAACAAAGATGCCCTGACTGATAAGGGAATGGAAGCCAGGGCACACGAAACAACTACACCCTTATTATAGGGTGTAGGGGCAGAGATATCAAGATGTTTTTAAGGAGGAAAGAGATATGGAGATAACAGCAAGATTTGTCAACCTGGAAGAGATGAGGGAGTTCGCGGATTTTATAACAGCACCCAACGGCCCTGGACAGGGATCGGCACAGCAGATGGGGGCAGCTCCTAGTGGACAGACAGCGGCTCCAGTGGCACAGCCGGCTGCAGCACATTCGATCACGCCGCCCGCACCGGCAGCGCAGCCACCGGCGCAACCAGTCCCAGCGGCACCGGCAGCACCTACACCGGTACAGCCGCCTGCGCAGCAGACACCGCCCGTGCCAGCGCAGCAGGCCCAGACAGCGGTGCCTACGACAGCCCCGACCTATACGCTGGAAGACTTGGGCCGGGCTGGAGTAGCGGCACAAGAGATGGGAAAGGACGCAGAGGTCCGGGCACTCGTGGCCAGTTTCGGGGTAGCGACGCTGCAGGAACTCCCAGAGGCACAGTACGGGGCGTTTGCCACAGCCCTGAGATCCCTGGGGGCGCCGATATGATGGCGCACGCCCTCCTGGGCGCATCCGGTGCACACAGATGGCTGCACTGTACAAAGAGCGCGAGGCTGGAGGAGCAGTTCCCGGACACCACATCGGATGCGGCCAAGGAAGGGACGCTGGCCCATACGCTGGCGGAAGCCAAGGTACGCAACTACTTCCACAAGGCTGACTTCAGTAAGCGCAAGCTGAACGGCCTTATCAAAAAACTCAGGGAAGATGCATCATGGCAGGATGAGATGGACGGGTATACGGATGAGTATCTGGACTACATAAAAAAGGCCGCCCTGGCCTTCGGGTCCGAGCCGTCCGTGATGATGGAGAAGCGGGTCGATTACAGTGTTTATGTACCAGAAGGGTTTGGGACAGCGGACTGCATCCTGTTGGGCGGCGGCACCTTGCATATCATCGACTTCAAATACGGCAAGGGTGTCTGCGTATCCGCAGAGGAAAACCCACAGTTATCTCTATACGCTCTGGGTGCTCACGAGACATATAAGATACTGTATCCGATAAAGGACATCAAGATGTCCATCGTCCAGCCCCGGCTGGATAACATCTCCGAGTGGGGATGCAGCCTCCAGGAGCTGTTGGGCTGGGGAGAATATGTACAGGCGCGGGCCGCACTCGCGTGGAAAGGTGAGGGCGAGTATCTGCCAGGGGAAGAGACCTGCCGTTTTTGCCGCGCGAGGTCCCAGTGCCGGGCACGGTCAGACTACAACGTCAAGCAGGCGTTCGATATCGGGGAGCTGCCACCACTGATAACCCCAGAGGAAGCGGGGGAGAGGCTGAAAGCATTAGAAGATGTGGTGAAGTACCAGAAGGACCTACAGGCGTGGGCACTGTCCGAGTGCCTGGCTGGGAACAAGGTCCCAGGCTGGAAAGCTGTGGAGGGCAGGAGCGTCCGGGAATGGACGGATCAGGAGGGAGCCTTTAAGAAACTGAAAGAGAACGATATCGATGAGGCGGTGTTATACGAGAAGAAGCCGCTGACATTGGCACAAGTGGAAAAAGTTGTAGGTAAGAAAGAGTTTGCGGAGATCGCGGGCGGTTACGTCACAAAGCCGCCGGGCAAACCGACACTGGTAAAGGAGACCGACAAACGGGAAGCGATAACAAACAAGGTGACAGCTGAAGGAGCATTCAAGGAGGAGAGGTAAGATGAGTATGGATGTATGCAGAGTGACGACAGGGGAAGCGAGATTTTCATTTGTACATGTTTTTAAGCCTTATGCGTTCCAGCAGGGGCAGGAAGAAAAGTACAGCGTGACAGTATTAGTGCCGAAGACGGATACGGATACCATGGCCCGCATCAATGCGGCCATCGAGGCGGCGAAGCAGAGGGGCGTATCGGATAAGTGGAACGGGCAGTGCCCGCCCATCCTGCCGACACCCGTCCATGACGGCGACGGGGTACGGCCATCCGACGGGATGCCCTTCGGGGATGAGTGTAAGGGACACTGGGTGTTCACAGCCAGCGCAAAGGCAGACTACCCGCCGGAAGTGGTGGACGCGAGCGGAAACCCCATCATCAACCAGTCAGAAGTGTACAGCGGTATGTATGGCCGGGTGAACGTGAACTTCTTCCCATACGCCTTCGGGGGCAAGAAAGGGATCGGATGCGGACTGGGGCCTGTACAGAAGCTCCGGGATGGAGAGGCATTGGGCGGCGGGCGTGTATCCGCAGCGCAGGCGTTCGGGACGCCCATCCCACAACAGCCGCAGACGGGCACAGTACCCGGGGCGCCTGTATACCCGCAACCGCAGACACCACCATATGCCGGTGCTGGTACACCAGCCCCACAACAACCGACAGCGCAGGTACCCACAGGCGGTATCAACCCGATTACGGGGCTGCCGTATTAGACCATGAGACATCTGAGCATAGACATCGAGACGAAGAGCAGTGTGGACATCGGCAAGGCCGGGATGTACAAGTACGCCCAGTCGGATGACTTTGAGATACTGCTGTTCGCGTACCAGGAGGACGGCGACCCCGTGCAGGTCGTCGACCTGGCGCAGGGGGAGCATATCCCCCGCCATATCCTTGCGGCCTTGGTGGACCCGGTGTTTGCGAAACACGCGTACAACGCGGCTTTCGAGTGGTATTGCCTGAACAGGGCGGGCTATATGACACCACTGGAACAGTGGCGGTGCACCATGGCCCACAGCCTATACTGCGGGTATCCCGCAGGGTTGGCGGCCACGGGTGAGGCCATCGGCCTGCCCCAGGATAAGCGTAAGATGGCCGTGGGCAAGGCGTTGATAAAGTATTTCTGTACACCGTGTAAGCCCACGAAGGGCAATGGCGGCAGGACATGGAACCTGCCGCACCACGCACCGGAGAAGTGGGAGCTGTTCAAGGATTACTGTAAACGGGACGTGGAGGCGGAACATGCCATATTAGAACGTCTTACCCCGTTCCCGATGCCGGAGGATGAGGAGAGGCTCTGGCAGATGGATGTACGGATGAACGCTTACGGTGTCCGGATAGACGAGCGGCTGGTAGGAGGGGCGTTGGCCATAGACATGGTGAGTACCGCACAGCTGGAGGAGGGAGCTCGCAAGATGACTGGGCTGGAGAACCCTAACAGTACCAGCCAGTTACTCGGATGGCTGGAAGGCCAGGGCGTGCCACTGCCCAACCTGCAGAAAGCCACTGTTACGGATGTACTGGAGCGGGACCTGCCAGAGGATGTGCGCAGGGTCCTGGAGATACGGCAGCAGATGGGGAAGACCTCGCTCAAGAAATACGCAGCTATGGATACGGCAAGAGGGACAGACGGGCGAGTCCGGGGACTGACGCAGTATTATGGCGCCAATAGGACCGGACGCTGGGCCGGGAGATTGGTGCAGATGCAGAACCTTCCCAGGAACTACTTAGGGACGCTGGACTATGCCAGGGAACTGGTAAAGGACCGCAACTACGACGGCTTAAAGTTATTATATGGGAACGTGCCGGATACATTGTCCCAGTTGATCCGGACGGCGTTCATCCCCTCAGACGGGCATAAGTTCGTGGTGGCTGACTTCTCAGCCATCGAGGCGAGGGTGATCGCGTGGCTGGCCGGGGAACAGTGGGTCAATGAGGTGTTCGCCACACACGGGAAGATATACGAAGCAACAGCGTCCCAGATGTTCGGGGTGCCGGTGGAGCGGATCGTGAAAGGTAACCCAGAGTATGCTCTGCGGCAGAAAGGCAAAGTGGCCACGCTGGCCCTGGGATACCAGGGCGGGCCAGGGGCGTTGGTAGCTATGGGCGCCCTAGATATGGGGCTGTCTGAGGATGAGCTGCCCGATATCGTCCAGCGGTGGAGGCAGGCTAATCCACGGATCGTGGATCTGTGGTACTCAGTCGGCCAGGCTGTGATGGCGGTCATGCAGACAGCGCAGCCACAGGGGACACATGGACTGATGTTCACTCTGGAAGGTGATACCCTCTATGGCCAGTGTTTCCTGACCATACGATTGCCGAGTGGACGCAAGCTCTATTATCCGAAACCGTATCTTGCCATCAACAGGTTTGACAGGATGGCACTGCACTATCACGGTGTGGACCAGAACACAAAGAAATGGGGGCCTGTCTCCACATATGGGGGTAAGCTGACAGAGAACATCGTACAGGCCATCGCCAGGGACTGCCTGGCTGAGACATTAAAACGGATCGACGCCAGAGGGCTGCAGGTGGTCTTCCACGTCCATGACGAGGTGGTCATAGACGCGCCGATGGACGTGAGTGTGGACGATATCTGTGACCTGATGGCGGAGCCGATACCTTGGGCGCCAGGGCTGGTGTTAAAGGGCGCAGGATTTGAAGGCATGTATTATAAGAAGGACTAGGAGGGATGCCGGGTGGACTACAATAGGCAGATACATATCAGCACAGCCGGGAGCCGCAAGGCCAGGCACTGGCCCGCGACGGTGGCCACCTGGGCCGAGTTTGTTGAGAAGTTAAAGATACCGGTCAGGGGCGAGGAGACCCTGGAGGCGTATCTCGCCCTCCCGAAGGTCCAGCAGGATGACCTCAAAGATGTGGGAGGTTTTGTGGGCGGCACGTTCACCGGGGGACGCCGGAAGGTGTCCTGCCTGGCGGGGCGTGACCTGGCCACGCTGGACCTGGACAGCATCCCCGCAGGGCAGACAGATGAGATACTGAAGAAAGTGGGTGGCCTGGGGTGCGCTGCCGTGGTGTACAGCACCCGGAAGCACGTCGGGTACGCGCCCAGGCTCCGAGTGGTCATACCCTTTGACCGGACGGCCACGGCGGATGAATATGAGCCGGCGGCCAGGGAGCTGGCGGCCCTGATCGGGATCGAGCACTGTGACCCTACGACATTTGACGGGTCCAGGCTGATGTACTTCCCCAGCTGCTGTGCCGACAGTCCGTACGTGTACCAGGTATATGACCAGCCGTTCTGCAGCCTGGATGGGATCCTGGGGATGTACGGGGACTGGAAGGATGTGTCCCGGTGGCCGCAGGTGCCAGGGGCGGACGCCCGGGAGAGGCGGCGTCTGGCAAAGCAGGAGGACCCGACAACGAAGAAGGGCGTCATAGGCGCCTTCTGCCGCACGTACACCGTCACACAGGCGATGGAGCGGTTCATCCCAGGGATGTATGAGGAGACGGCCACGCAAGGACGTTATACCTACACGGGCGGATCCACAGTCGGCGGCGCGATCGTTTATGACGGCGACCTGTTCCTGTACTCCCATCACGCTACGGACCCGTGTTCCAGGCTGCTGGTCAACGCTTTTGACCTGATCCGCCTGCATATGTATGGGGACAGGGACGGGGAGGCGAAGCCGGGCACGCCAGTCAACAAGCTGCCGTCATTCCTCTCCATGAAAGAGCTGGCACTCGCCGATGAGGGTGTATCCGGGCTGATGGCCAGGGAGAGGCTGGGAGCAGCACGGGAGGCATTCCCCATAGTCGGGGACGGCCAGGAGGTAGCATCAGGGGACCCGGATTGGGACAAGAGACTGGAGAGGGACGGGAACGGCAATTTCAAGAAGACCATCAGCAACGTAGTCATCGTATTGGAGAACGATCCGAACTTGAGAGGACGGATCGCCGTCGATGAATTCTCGGCCCGTGGTGTGGTGCTGGGCGCCCTGCCGTGGGACGCCAATGCAGAGAGACGCTGGTGGGTGGATGTGGACGATGCCGGGTTCCGCAGATATATGGAATCCTATTACGGGATGAAGAAGAAGACCGACTTGGACGACGCGTTGCTGATCGTCAGCGCTCAGAATAAGATAAATGATGTAAAGAGATACTTGGAGGGCTTGACATGGGATGGGGTGCCCCGGGTGGAAACCCTGCTGCCGGTCTACTTAGGCGCGGAGGATAACATCTACACGGGCGCGGTCATGCGTAAATCGCTGGCGGCGGCTGTGGCCAGGGCGATCGTGGGGGGCGTCAAATATGACCAGATGCCTATCTTCACAGGGCCGCAGGGCATCGGTAAGAGCACACTCTTGGATATACTGGGGAAGGACTGGTTCTCAGATTCACTGACCACTTTCGCGGGCAAGGAGGCCGCAGAACTGATCCAAGGGACGTGGATCAACGAGGTGGGGGAGCTGTCAGCCTTCTCAAAACAAGAGAACCAGATCATAAAACAGTTCCTGAGTAAGACACACGACATATACAGGGCCGCTTACGGGCACAGGACGGAGAAGTATCCCCGGCGGTGTGTGTTCTTTGGGACATCGAACGACCATGAGTTCTTGAGAGACGCCACAGGCAACCGGCGGATCTGGCCGGTAGATGTGGGGCTGTACCCAGCGAAAAAGTCTGTGTGGGAGCAGCTGCCCTTGGAAGTGGACCTGGTATGGGCGGAGGCATATACATACTGGAGAGCCGGGGAGAGGCTCTATCTGGATGGAGAGGCCGAGGCCCTGGCAGAAAAGGCACGGGAGGCCCATATGGAAACGACGGGCAAGGAAGGGCTGGTACAGAAGTTCCTGGACAGGCCCATACCGGAAGGATGGGAACGGATGGACCTCATACAGCGCAGGATGTATCTGGGCGGGACTATGAGTCTCCCGGAAGGGACCACGCTGCGGCAACGTTGCCAGACCTGCGCGATGGAGATCTGGGTGGAATGCTTCAATGGCGACCCTAAGTACTTGAAGCGGCGTGACAGTATGGAGATCAATAACATATTGATGAGCCTGCCTGGATGGGAGAGGGTGAAGACCCCGAGGAAGTACGGGCTGTACGGATCGCAGAGAGGTTTTGAGAGGGTGACTACATAGTGTACTACAGACTAAGGGAACTCTGTAGTCCTTTGTAGACTTTGTAGTCCGTTTTTTAACTACAAACGTCTACATAAAATGTAAATGTAGCGGCCCTTTGTAGGCACTCCAAAACCTTAAGATACAAGGCTTTGAGAGGTATCAACTACAAAGACTACATCATCTATATATAGATATAAAAGGTAGGTAGTACAGGTATATACGTATATAGCCTATAGCACCTAATACGCATAGGTATATACGCGCGCGAGGTTTGTAGGCAGGAGGATGATATGAGGGAAAAGGACATAGAGAAGATATTGGTGAACGAGGTAAAAAAACTGGGCGGCAGGGCCTATAAGTGGGTCAGCCCTGGGAATGCAGGGGTGCCGGACAGGATCGTGATATTCCCTGGATGTGTCCCGGTATTCGTGGAACTGAAGGCGGAAGGTGGGACCCTGACGCCCTTACAGGAGAACCAGATCAGCAGGCTGGAAGCATTGGGACAGAGGGTAAGGGTCGTGAAGGGCATGGACGGCCTGTCCCAGTTCTTCCAGGACATGGGATATGAGGAGACGAGTAAGGCCATCGACTGTAAATATGATCTATGAGCAAGACGGGAGTAAAGGAGGTGATGCCGTATGATATTCAGACCACACGCTTACCAGCAGCACTGCATAGAGCAGATCATAAGGATACCCAAGCTGGGGCTGTTCCTGGATATGGGTTAGGGCCTCGGGAAGACAGTGACGACCCTGACAGCGGTCCATGAGCTGAAGTATAATCGGTTCGCGGTCCGTAAGGTATTGGTGATCGCGCCGAAGAAGGTCGCGGAGGGGACATGGACGAGGGAAAAGGATAAATGGGACCACACGAAGGCCCTGCGGATATCCCAGGTGTTAGGGAGCCAGGCCAGACGGATACGTGCCCTGAACACCCCGGCGGATATCTACATCACCAACAGGGAAAACGTGGTGTGGCTGGTGGACTATTACCGGAACAGCTGGCCCTTTGACATGGTCGTGGTGGATGAGTCCAGCAGTTTCAAGAGCCACAAGGCGAAACGCTTCAAGGCCCTGGCCAGCGTGTCGGGCCGTATCGAGCGGATGGTGGAGCTGACCGGCACGCCGTCCCCCAACGGCCTGGACGACCTGTGGGCGCAGGTGTTCCTGCTGGACGGCGGCGAACGGCTGGGAAAACGGTACGGGCAGTTCCGTGAGAGATACTTTGACCCAGGTAAGAGGGGCAACGGGGTGATCTATTCCTGGGATCCGAAGGCTGGGAGCGAGCAGGGGATACTGGATAAGATATCCGATATCTGCATATCCATGAAGGCAGAGGACTACCTGCAGCTGCCGGACATCACCTACAGCCAGGTACCGGTCGTCCTGGATGCCAAGGCTGAAAGAGCATATCGGGACCTGGAAAAGGAGATGGTGCTGGCCCTACCGGAAGAAGAGGGGGACATAAGCGTCACCAGTGCGGCGGCATTGAGCAACAAACTCTTACAGCTGGCCAACGGGGCATTATATGATGACGACCATGAAGCCCATGAGGTCCATGGCTGTAAGATAGAGGCGTTCATGGAGCTGGTGGAGTCCCTGCAGGGCAGGCCTGCGCTGGTGTTCTACAACTTCCAGCACGATAAGGGGCGGATCAAAAAGGCCCTGGCCAAGACGGGACTGCGGGTGAGGGAGTTAAAGACACCGCAGGACGAGGAGGACTGGAACGCCCGCAAGGTGGACATCCTGCTGGCCCACCCGGCCAGCGCGGCCTACGGGCTGAACCTGCAGCAGGGCGGCAACCATGTAGTCTGGTTCGGCCTGAACTGGAATTATGAGTTATATTCCCAGGCCAATAAAAGGCTGCACCGGCAGGGACAGGAGGAGAAGGTCATCGTCCACCACCTGGTGTGCCAGGGCACACGGGATGAGGATGTGATGGCGGCATTGGAGAGGAAGGAGGGAGCACAGGAATGGGTCATGCAGAGCTTGAAGGCCAGGATACGAGCAGTAAAGGCGAGGAGCTGACCGTCCACGTGACTTATAGATGCGGGAAGGGCAGGATGGACGTCAACGTCCCCGCCTTCCTGCGGATGCGTAAGATGGGCAAGTATAAAAAGCTGATGTCACTGATCCGGCAGTCGGACACGCCAGAGGCGGCGGAGAAGATCGTCAGGTATATCAGGGAGACACTCAACGATATCGTATCCCGTGTGGAAGAGGCCGCGACCGTGGCGGTACGTGCCCGGACCCGGGTGAAAGAGACGGAGGTGGATATCGACAGGCTGGTAGCCCTGCGGGATAAGTATAAAAAGGGGACAGAACGGTATAAGGAGTGTTCACAGTGGGTCAAGGATGCGAGGCAGATACGGCGGGACCTGTCCAGTTTAGCCCGTTCATATGAGGCGGAGTTTAAGGCGTTGCGAAAGGACAGGGAGTTCTACCAGAAGATCATCAAGATGGAGGATGCAGGATGAAGACGAGCGAGCAGATAGAGGCATTTATGGGTCTGATCCGTGGAGCGCCGATAGAGCATGAGACAGCCAGGGAAAAGATATCCGATGCCGATAAAAAGACCCAGGATATCCTGCACTGGCTGGAGAACAACGAGGTCCCTCCTGTAGATGGAGAGGGCGCCACGTTGATATTGGGCGTCATAGGGATGGTACGCCGGGACAGGAGGGCCGCCAAAGATACGGAAACTGTCCTGCGGCCGGTCGCTGAGTGGGCGAAGACCCACAAGTCGACGATGGACAGCCTGGGGCAGCTATTAGGCGATGTGCGGAAAGCTGAGAAGGGCACAGGGGACCGGCATTACACGGACCGGACGGATATCATGAAAGAGATATTGGGAGAGGAGGATGAGTGATGGAGATGATAGCGCGCGCCATCGATATGGCGATGCAGAGATTTAGGGAAGAATATGGGGAAGATGCAAAACTGGAAGAGGGCGATGAGTTTGTCACGGTGTTCAATGACTGTGTACTCATCATATCCCTTGGCGAGGGACGTTTGCAGACAGATTTTATAGATGGAAAGCCTTTTGAGGTCGATATGGCGTTGGGTATCTATGAGGATGGAGTGAGCGAGAGATGAGGATGTTGTACGATATAGGGTCGTTGTGGAAGTCGTTTGTGGTAAATCTGGCGGTAACGGCTATATGGTATGCCGCTGAGTATGAACAGTTCGGGACACTCCAGTGGGATAGATGGAGCGATAACATCATCAGTGTCATCTATATGGTCATCCTTTGGTGGGTATTCCGCAAGATTGACAAAAGGGGGGGCAGCAACATGATCACGATAGAGAACATGGATGAATATTCTCGGGAGATACGCAAGACGCGAGCACGGGATATAAGGGACAACTGCAAAGCAACTGGAAACTGTGACACCTGCAGGGACAAGGAACGTGGCCAGCCCTGCCCATACACAGGGAACCCGGTCAACTGGAGGGTATGAGGATGAACAGACAGCAGAGGCGCGCAAACGGGATCAAAGGGAACGTCAGGACGTATACCCTGACCGATGTGCAGATAAAGGAGATAAAGGCCAGTGCGGCCAAAGAGGCAATCGAGGTTTCCGTCAAGGCTATGTTGGGACTGCCGCTGATAGTCCTGCGGGATGACTTCGGTTTTGGGAAGCAGCGTCTGGAACGGTTTGAGGACCGCTTGATACAGCAATTCAGATGTTTTGATGAGGGATACATAGACCTGGAGACGCTAAAAAAAGTCATCGAGCAGGAGACAGGGGCAGAGGTATTGTGATGAGAGGCGGGTCGGTATAGTTGACATAAGGGGAGGATGAAGCCGATGGGAAAGAAAAGGCTCCGGGATATGACCTGGGACGATTACGGGATATCAAAAAATAGATATAAGGAGTTGAAAGCGTTCTGCTTACAGTACGGCGAGAAGAAGGGGCGGATCCAGTATGGAGCTGGCGGCAGCCCTCCCGCATGGGAGATATCGGGCGGTAGGAATGCGGGGAGCCCGGTAGAAAGGCAAGCGATCGAGAATGAATCATATACTAAAGATTGCAAGATGGTCGAAGAGGCTGCTATCAGGGCGAATCCAGGTATCTGGAGATATATACTGAGGAGTGTCACCCAAGACCTGTCATATGAGTACGTGGAGTACGATGAGGAGCAGCGGAGGATCACCGTGGGGAGGACTGAATTTTATGCTTTCCGAAGGCTATTCTTTTTCTATCTGCATGAAATAAAAATTGGGTACAAATTGAACGAGGTTACGTGATATTATGATATCGTGCAGAAAGCGGCAAGGGAAAAACGTCGGCATTTCGCTGATCCTCCTTAAAATGTGCGCAGACTTGAAGACCATATTTATACTCCCGGAAAACGTCCTATATATGTGGGGCGTTTTCTGATGCAAAAAAAAGCCACCTGAGATGATACCCCCCAAATATATCATCTGGAGGTGGTCGTATATGGATAGTTTCATCAGCTGGATAGGCGGGAAGAAAGCCCTGCGCAAAAAGATACTGGCACAGTTCCCGCAGGACTATGACAGATATATCGAGGTATTTGGCGGCGCAGGGTGGATGTTATTTGCAGAAGAGCGCAAGGTAGACCTGGAGGTCTACAACGATATAGACGGGGATCTGGTCAATCTGTTCAAATGTGTAAAGCATCATCCTGATGCATTGCAGAAAGAGCTTGAGTGGACATTTACATCGCGGGAACTGTTCTTTGATGCAAAGCAGGATATAAGCGGCTTGACTGACATCCAGCGTGCCGCTAAGTTCTATATCCTGATCAAATACTCTTTCGGTACAGATCTCCATTCATTCGGGGCAAGGAAGAAAGATATGGAGAGAGCCGTCCATTACTTACAGGATGTATCGCACAGGCTCAGGAGCGTCGTGATCGAACACATGGACTTTGAACGTCTACTAAAGGTCTATGACAGGCCGGGCGCACTGTTCTATCTCGACCCGCCATACTTTGGCGTTGAGGAGTACTATAAAGCTGGATTCAGCACAGAGGACCACATGCGCCTGTGCGATGCGCTGGGCAAGATACAAGGCAAGTTCATCCTGTCATACAACGACTGTGATGATGCACGGGAGATGTATGAGGACTATGACATTGTAGAGACTGACAGGCATGATAACCTGACAGCGGGATCCAGCTCAAGACGTTATCGTGAGCTTA